TCTTCATATTTATTCTCTAAGCACTCATTACACATCCAGACTACTGTATAAGGCTTACTGTAATCTGGAAACCAGGGCGAAGGAGTACATATTTTAAAGCATTGTGGACAATAATATGGTCTAAATATTCGTCCTGTTCTAAGAGCATTTTGAAAACACTTTGATGCCTCTAATGCCGCTCTGTAATCTTTTTCTAGTTCTCGATCTGCTTTAGATGGTCGTATTTTAACCTCTGCTTTTCTGTTTTTAACTTTAGATTCATTTAAAAACACCTTGTTTTCTTCTCGATATTCTTTCATATATATAGACATACATTGCTTACATTTTGGATAAAATCCATCTTTAGTTGTTTTATGCTTATAAAAGCAATGTAAAAACTTTGGAATACCACATTCACTGCATACTTTTTCTATTTCTTTATTTATATTGCACCTCGAAAACTGTTTTTGATAGTAATTTGCCAGCATTTAACCATAATTATAGTCGTTTGTCAAGTGAAAAATAATATTTTTTATTGGTTTTATGACAATTATTATGTCTTAAAATTACCTAAATTATGTACTATTTCGACCTCTTTTTTAACCCTATTTTTCGTCTAATTTTCCGTCTAATAAAACCAGTTCTTATTAACTTTTAAAAAAATTTAAGCACGATTTTTTTATTAACTTTTAAAAAAAACGCAAAAACGCGACTTTGAAAAAGATATTTATGTAAAAAGTCAAAAAGTGCACTTTGTTGTAATTTTGGCATATGTAACACAAATGTAAAAATCTTAATAATTAATAAAAATTTCTTTATATACCCAACATACCAACAACTTACGATGCTTCAATTCTAATTTTGACGAAAACGTTTTCAAAAGTGGTTCTATAAAGACAATCGACTATAACTATACATCTCTATTACTATAATTCTTACTCTTACTTCCTATTAACTTTTCTTTTAGAAATAGGAATAGGAAGTTTACTTCCGTTTGAAAAATTTTTTTCTGTTTAATTTATTAGGTTGGAAAATTTTAACTTTTAACTTCTCTTGAAAAAACTCGATTTCGTTGATTTTTAAATTTCAAGTAAATTTGATCCCGTTTTTCTGGAGATATTTTTGATGGCAAAAATCGCACGATAATTTCAGCCAAGATTTCCTGGAATTTGAAAATCTCAAAATAGCTGTCTGAAAATTATTTTCAAATTATTTTATTTTTCTCTTGTAATTTCTGAAATTTGTGGTTTAATAGGGTCATGGTTAAAACATTAACTTTCAGAAAGCGAGTCGAAGTGCGAGACATGAACATAAAATTTTTCGAGCGGTTCTTAACAACCATGAGAATATCATTCCACAAAGTCCTTTCCTCTGATTTGAAGTTTTCCGATTTCGACCAGACGATCCCGACTACTGGAGAATCGCTCGTTCCAATAACCGCTTTAAGCGATGACATAAATTTTCTTGGTAGGTTGGTGATGTGTTGTGTGCGGTCTGATTCCCCCCTCTCTAAACAGACCGCACTTTTAAATTATGTAAATTGTGAAAGGTGTTTCTAATGGAAAAATTTCAGCGTAGAGCAAAAGAAGTTGTTCAAACTAAAAAAACTTTCAAGTGCAAAATTTGTGGCGAGACAAAACAAGTTCGCAATCTTGATGAAGAAACCGCAAAGCACAGATGTAGTTTCGTTGACATGGTTGGCGAAATATTGCTGGTTAAAATGCCAACGGATACACAGGCTACAACTTCAATGCTTCAAGATGCAGTTGCTTACGAGATTACTGTTGTAAAAATTCAGTCGATTGAAGAAGACTTTGTGCTTGACGAAAACGATGTCGTGAAAACCGTGTCAACAAAATGGTTGGTTAAAATTCACTTTGATTCATCTGACCAAAAGGTTTGGTTTGGGGATAGAAGTTTTATTGTTCTTGCAAAATTGGAAAATGAGCGTGACTAATGCAGGTGGTGCAAAAAGTGTCTGAGAGAGAACGCGAAGAAAGAACCAGGTTTGTGTTTAATGATTTGAAAAACGCTTTGCTGAAAGTAAGTTGGCGGCGCGATTTTAAAAAACAAACTGAATCGCTGAAAGAAACTTCTGGCGACAGCTATAAAAAAATAATGCGCAACACTTCAGAGTCACTAGCATTTTTCTCGTTGATTTTGAAAGATGGCGATGCGTTGGATTTGATGGGCGAGCATTCTGATATTTTGAATCTTGGCGGCAGTCTTAAAAAACTTCGTGCTAATTTAGAACTCTGTGATCGAAAAATTTTAATTCAATATCAGAATTTTATTTTGTCCATGTGCCATTTAATTATGCAGGAAACATTCGGCGATGACTGAAAATTATTATGCGATTCGGAAAGATGCAAAGTGTAAAATTTGTGGCAGGAATCATGGGTTCATGACTTTTAAGCATTGCGTGATAATTGCAAATGACGCTTCGATAAAAATTTTAGAAAATTATCTTCAAGGTAAATATCAAATTGTGGCAGTTACGAAAAGTGATTTAATTCAGACGGGCTTACGAACTATTTGGTTTACAGACATGGTAAAATACACGTAAAAGAATCGTAACTTGGCACAACGCAGACGAATAATTAAAAAACTTGGTGACGAGGTTGCAGAGAAAAAGTGTACCAAGTGTGGCGAAGACAAGTCGCTGGATTTATATTACAACAGCAAAAAAAGTAAAGATGGTCGATGGTCAATTTGCAAAGCATGTCACGAGAAGGCTAAAAAAGCCGGTAAAGAGCGGCGAAAATTAATAACAAATCAACAGACTCCACGAACAGATGAAACTCTTGGTCGCTGTGCTTTTGTTCGGGCTAACGGCGAACAATGTAAATTTTCTCGTGTCACAGGTTCAAAGTATTGCGCTCGTCATGCCACAAGATTAATTCACGATAGAACACGCACTCCGATCCCGTTTAAAACTTATGACGTAATTAAAAAATTTGAAGTCATTAAGAGAAACAAGTTATTTTCGCTTGACGAATATCCGCCTATGGTTCAAATATATCAAGACAAGCATCCAGATAAAGTTATTATTAAATCAGCTCAGTGTGGGATTACTGAATACGCAGAAAAATTTGCTATCTGTGCGCTGCACGAGATACCTGGATTTTCAATAATTTATACATTTCCAGCTAAAGACCTAGCATCAAAATTTTCAAAACAGCGAATGGATTTAACAAAACAAGAAAATCAAAAATTATTTACGGTTTACGATAAGAGCGGCAAAGCAATTAAGCATTACGATTCTGTGTTCGAGAAACAAGTTGGCGATTCTTACTTGAGTTTAACAGGTGCGTGGGCTAGTGGACAAGCTATTTCTGTTCCGGCTGATATGCTGATTCACGATGAAGTTGATTTTTCAAATGCAAATGTTCTGTCGATGTTTCGTTCCAGAATAGGTAATTCGGATTGGAAATGGCGATTAATGTTTTCAACGCCGACTTATCCAGAAGAGGGGATTCACGCTCAATTTTTAACCACAGATCAAAATCATTGGTGGTATCAGTGTGAGCATTGCGACTATGTTTTTAAACTCTGCTGTTCATATCCAGATGTGATACGGCTGAATGATGCCGGTGTTCCGTATTTCGCTTGTCCTGAATGTCATCAAGAAATATCGCGTAAGAAGGGTTGGTGGAAGCCGGAGAATGAAGATTCTCAACGGCGCGGCTATCACATTTCAAAATTAATTATGCCGCGAGTGTCGGCAGCTGCTATTGTTGATGACAAAAAAGAATATAGGTTAGAGAAGGATTTTTGGAACTTCACTCTTGGCTTGCCGTATGTTGGGTTAGAAGATAAATTGTCCAGGGGTGACATTGAGTTGTGCGAGGATGCACGTTATAATTTAATGGCTAGAGACGAGGGCGTTGTACTTGGTGTTGATCAGGGTGGGATCGACATACACGTAATCGGGTTAAAGATGCTTCCTGATAAGCGACTGCAATTAATTCATGTTGATCATATGGTAGGTGAATATTGTTGGCGTGATTTGAATATTTTGATGAGCCAATTTAAAGTTGCTCGTTGTGTTGTTGACGGGTTGCCGGATACACATAAAGCACGAGAGTTTCAGCGTAATTGGAAAGGGTTGGTTTATTTAAACTATTATCAGTCTCGCAACAGAATAGAGCCTATAGCGTGGGATGCTGGCAAAGGGCACGTGAATTCACACAGGACTATTACGCTTGACGATATGTGTAATAAATTTCGTAATCGCAAATACGTAATCCCGCTAACTACAAAAACAGAAGAAATGAAACAACATTTGATGGCATTGACTAGACAAAAAGTAGAAAAAAACGATGGCAACACTGTTTATGAATATAAAAAAGTTCGGGCTGACCACTATGCTCATGCGCTAAATTATGCTACTATAGCAGCGGATAAAGTACAGCCAGGATTTTTTAAAGGTAATTATATCGAAGCTAAACGTAGAATAATCTCTGGTGATTACTCAGATGTGGTTGTTAATGTTTTAGCACGACTTATTTATTTTAAAAAACTTGTTGTAGATGACATATATCAATACAGGTGTGATAAACAAAACGGAATGTTTGTTCAGAATATGAAAATGACTGATGAGAAAAAGCTTATCTTTTCTCGGATGGAAAATAAATATACTGTCAGAGATATGCTTGCTTCAGTGGCAAATGTTGAAGCCATTAAAGCCAGAATGATTTTTGTTGAAGAAGAAGTTTTAGATGTTTGAGAGGACAAATTGTGGCAAAAGATAAAAAAGAATCAAAGGCGCAGGATGCACTTCCGGTCAAGTCTCAAATAAAGATTATGGGGCCGAAGAAACGGAAAGCGTTCAATCCGTCATTGAAGTCAACTATTCGTCAACAGCGCCAGAAAAGTATACAGCAACTTTATTACAGCATTTATCGTAAGCATCCGTGGATACGAAGCGGCGTTACGCGCAAAGCTCGGATTGTTTCGATGTCTGGATGGACAATAGAATCGACTGATGGCAAAACAAAAGAAGATGCTCGTAAAAATCAAATAGAAAACTTTTTTAAATTTCCGAATCAGTTTGAATCGATGGTTGATATTTTATACAAGACATCTATTCAACTTGATTTGTTTAATGTTACTTATTGGGAAATTGTAAAAGATTCTGATGGCGATCCGATTGATTTTTATTCGATGGATGGAGCAATTGATGTTAAGGTTGATAAACATGGTCTGCCATTATCACCTGCTTATGTGCAAAAAATAGGACAGAACATAGCTACGTTTAGTTATGACGAATTGCTTCGCTTTGTGGTTCCAGACCCTAGAACAAATCTCGATCCAAGTTCTGATATGGAAGCACTTGAGAAAACATTACTGCTCGATGTTAATGCGATGAATTTGAATCATGATAAGCAAAAGAATGGTGTGAGGTCTGGCAAGGCGTTTATATTCCCTGCTGACTTGTCTCCAGAGCAGATGAAGCGTAACGAGACAGAGGTGCATAACCTGGCTGGTGGTGTGACAGGCGCGTTCTCTGCGTTCTTAGCGTTACAGGGTGATTTAACTATTCAGGATTTACAAATTGCCGAAGCCGAGATGGAGCAGAAAGATTTACGTGAATTTAATCGTGATGAAATTGCAGCTGTTCTTGGCATTCCGGTTTCTAAGATGGGTATTACGGGTGTCCAGGTTAAAGAGGGCGAATATCTTACAAAGACGTTCATTGAAGAAGATATTTGGCCTAGACTTCAGCTTATTCAAAATACTCTTAATAGATATTTTAGGTTAATGGGTATTGATGATTACATGTTTGTTTTTGAGCCGCCGCGAAGTCGTGACATGCGCGAAGTTGGTCGTTTGATTGATGTACTAAAGAAATATGGTGTTATTAGCATCAACGAAGCTCGTAGAATGGCGGGGCTGAAACCAATTCCAAATGGCGATGATTACTTTGTTATTTTAAAAGACGGCTCAATTATTATTGTCGATGAAATGGAAGCCGAGAATGCGAAACAGGAGCAACGAGTTCCTGAAAAACAATCGTCAGCGCCGTTTAAGTATGCTTATCAGGGCGGTGTTAAAAAAGTGCAGAGGTATGATGTTATGGATGAAGATGCCATAAACGACATTAACGTCTACGAAGAAGACTTAGATGAGGATGCTCCCAACCCTTTTGGGCAATAGGAGAGATATTAGAGCACTACAATGTTTCTCCTGAGTATCTTTCAGATTTTTTAAACGATTTCTATGGCGACAAAATTGCACACGAAGACGCAATGAACGCAAAATTTGCGTTTGAGCAGTCAACAGTATTGGAAGCGGTTGTGAAACGAGTAGAGACTTCAATGAAAAAAGTAATGTTTAAAATGTCGAAAGATATTCAGAGTAGAATAACAAAAATAGTTGGTACAAAGAAACTTGCAAGAGGTGATGATGTTGATTGGGATGCTATACTTGACGACTTACAAGATGAGTATGGCGTGGCTTTAGGCGCTGGCTTGGCGATTGGTCAAAATAAGTCATATCTGTTTGGTGAGAGAGAGATAGGTACACATTTTGGTTATAAGCATGGCGAAATTGGGCCAGCAGGTACATTTGATTTTAAGACTATTCCTAAAGGTGTAATCAAAGAGTCTGAACAGATAGCAGCTAAAATATCTGATAGTACGATAGAGAATTTCGTTGTTGGTAATAAAAGAAAGTTCCTGCGTCAGAACGTCAGAACAATTGTTCAGAACGGCGTTGATGCTGGATTATCGTCAACCGAGATTAACGAAAAGATTGCAAAGCTGTTTAAAAACAATACTGAGTGGAAAGTAGCCGAGATTACTAGGACTGAGGTTCCTAGAGCTTATAACAACGGTAGAATGGCGGCAGGATTTAAGGCTGGTGCGAAGAAAGCGCGGATAATATTAGGCGGCAGACCTTGCTCGTGGTGTATAGCAAACGCCCCATTAGTGAAGACAATGGCACAGGCGCAGGAGTATTTTGCAGTCCATCATATTACCAACGACTGCTCTATCTTACCTATCTTATAGGAGTTGTGTCAAATGAAATTATTAAGATAAATGATGTTTGTAACCCTAATTCTGGATGTTAAAAAAAATTGAAAAAAAATATATTTTTTACTTGTAATATTTGTAATGTGTGGTATAATACTTAAAGCAAGGATGAAAATGATGAACAAAAACAGTAAGGTTACTGATAAAGCAATTGATGAAATTTTTGAGGTTGAGGATATTTTGGTATTGAAAGAAAATTTTATAATGAAGAAGGTTAGATTGATAACTGAAAGCGGTCACAAAGACTATGTTCTCAAAAGGACAAAAAAAGATAACCTTATTTTAAATTAATTACATCGACCAGTCAACCTCACGGATAGCCATGTCGAAATTAAAGGATACGATATGGCTGAAATCAATGAAACAATTTTGAAAAATAAGCTCGTCTTAAGAGTTGGAATCCACAACGACATTGAATATACCGAAGACGAGCTTAAAAAACTCCTTATAATTTATCAATCCATTGAAGCCATTCCTCTTGAAAATCGCACAATGGAAGAACTTCACGCCCTTGAATTATTTAAAGGCAGCGCTGAAGATCATCAGGATTCGACAGGCACTCTTGTTGGATATGTTGAAGGTGCGTATTGGGATGAGGAATACAAGGCGATAGCATTTAAGCGATTTGTGTTTAATGAAGAAAATTTTGCGAAACAAGTTCAAGCTCAATTAAAGCGCGGCAAATTATCTTTTGGCATCTCCCCTCGTATTTATGTTAGGCGCGAAGGCAATTTTGCTATGGATATAATTCCGAAAAATTTAGGGGTTGTGTTAGAACCTGCTGGTGGAGAGCCGCTAATGTTGTCACGAAAAGCGAGCGATAAAGAAAATTATGAGTATGGTAGAGGTTTATTTGAACCAATGATTCTTAAACAGGATAACAATGTAAATGATGGAGGTTACAATCGTATGGAACCCAAAGATATCGAGCACACAATTCTTAAGGTTCTTTCTGAAAAGGAAGTGGCTGACAAAGAAGCTAACAGAGTACAAGACCTTGAATCAAAAGTAGATAATCTTACGTCTACTGTTTCAACTCTCGTAGAAGCTTTGAAGGCACAAGCAGATGAAAAGAAAGATGAAAAGAAAATGTCTGATGAACCTAAAGAAGAAGTGAAAGAAGAAGTTGCTGAAGAAGCAAAAGAAGAAGCAAAAGAAGAAGTTGCTGATGAACCCAAAGAAGAAGTTAAAGAAGAAGTAGCTGAAGAAGCGAAAGTAGAAGCAAAAGAAGAAACTGAAGATTCAGATGAACTGAAAAAGAAATATTATGGTTCTGCTGATTCTCAGAGTGTTCTTTCTGCGATTCGCGTTAATCCGAAACTTATTTCTCTTGATGGCAAAAGCATTAATCGCGTTGCTGTCGATCTTTTCGATGCTACCAAAGTGTTTGATGGCAAAAAAGCGTTCACTCTTGAGCAAGCACAAAAAGCAGTCGATGAGATTAATTCTATTCTTACTTCTCTTCCTTGCGATGAGAAAGAAGAAAATGAAGTGCTCTCAAAGCTGGCAGAAATGTTTAAGCCTGAAGTAAAAGAAGAAAAACTTTCCGAAAAGAAAGACCTTCCTAAACGCAAAGGGCTTGTGAGAACAAAGGCTGATTCTGATTTGGAAGAAGAAACGCTTTCAGAACAAGAAGATGCAAAAGAAGAAAAAGAAGAAGTGAAACTTTCTGATTCCACCGCAACAGAGTTGGGCGCGATTCTTCGCAACAGACTTGCGAATGGTCTTGGTGTAAAATAATTTAATAGAAGAAAGGCAATGTAATGGATAACATATTTGATCATTCTAAGAAACTGTATGAAAAGAACGGAATCCGCGAAGAGCTTAAACTTGCTTTGGATTCAACTTCTGGTGCTGTTCTTTCGCCGGAATCTCTTGAGCCGCTGCTTGTTGAAACAGTGCGGCGTTTAGCTCCTGTGTTCGCAACACTGTCAGTTATTCAGGCTGACGGCAAGACTCACGAGTTTAATTCTCGCACAGTGTTGCCAAGTGCGAATTTTGAAGGCGAGAATGCTGTTACTGCATCTTCGAATTCAACCTATACTCGTACACCAGAATCTCTGAAGATAGTTAGAGGAAAAGGTGGAGTAACTGGTTTCCAACAAGCTGCTTCGAAGAAGTTTATTAACAGTTATGCGAAAGAACTTGAAGGCCAAGCGAAAACAATGGCTTGGACGCTTGAGTACGGAGTTCTTTGGGGCAATAAAACAGCTGACGCGATACAAATTGACGGTTTTGATAGCAAGATTACAGTTAATCGCGTTGACAAAGGTGCTATTATAACCCTTCGTCATCTTGACGACCTGCTTGATAGGATTCAGGAATCTGGCGTTATGGATCACCGGACACTTCGCTTTGTTGCAAGTCCGACTATGATAAGTAAGATTTCTACTCTCCAGTCTGAAGCTCGTATTCCGGTTGAACGCGTAACTTTTGCTGGTGGTATGGTCATGGACACGTATCGCGAAGTTCCGCTCGTGCGTTCTTCGTGTGTGCGTCCTACTAGCACAATGGGCGTTGTGGCAGCGGTTGGTTCGGCTCCTGGTGGTGGTGGATTGACTGGTGCAGCGACTTATTTTTATCGCGTATCTGCTGTTACGAGTCGTGGCGAGCAGTGGGCTGTTGCCTCTACTACCGTTACTCTTGGTGGTGGTGATGACTCAGTAGACCTTACGTGGACTGCTGTTACTGATGCACAGCTTTATAAAATCTATCGTACGGATGCAGCTGGTGCTGCTGGAACAGAAGTTCTTATTACAAGAATTGCTGCAAAAACGTACGATGGCAATGGTACTATCACAGGTGCAGTTGCTGCTTATACTGATGGCACAGCTGCTCTTGGTACTGATAAGCCTCTGGATGCTGGCGATGTTGACGAAGTGATTTTCCTTTACAACAGTGATGCAAACGAAGGTGCAGAAGTCGCTTCTCTTATCAACGAAGCTGGCGAAGAAATTGAACACATGATTCAGTTCCTTCCGCTTGCTCGCACGTCTGATAAAGAAGAATTTCTTCTGTTGACTTATTTCGCGATGCTTTATAAAGATGACCAGTGCCACGGTATGCTCCGTAGAGTTCGTACTGCGTAATCTTTGATTTTATGATAAATTAAGAATCTTTAGTCAACCCTTTGGGATAGCGAAAAAGATTCTTTTAACAACGGAAGGTATATCATGAGTACAATAACATATTTTTTATCGAAAGACTTAAAAGAGGGTTTTGTCCTCAATTATAAAATAGTCAACAGCATTTTTGGCGTTGACAATCAAAAAGATGCTGCTCTTTTTTTAGCAGAACCAAATCGTTTTCAACGAATCTCTTTTGAACGAGTATCTGAATTAAAAGCAGAAGCGCAAAAGGCTGTTGATGCAATTGAAGATATCGAAAAAGAAATGGTTGAAAAAGAAAAAGAGCTAAAAGAAGAAAAGAAAGTAGAACCAAAAGAAATCAAGAAAGAAGCTGAAGTTGAGTTCAAAGAAGAAGATGACACAGAAAAGACGATGGATGAAACTGTCATAGCGGATTTGGATGAAAT